TGTTTTAAATACTGATCTAGTAGACTATCTTCAGTCATATAGAATAAATTACGGCACAAGCTCTCACAATTCTCTAGAGCTATTAGAGTACATTCTCTAGCCCTCATATCTTTATGAGCTTCTGTACCTTCTAGATATTCTATCTCATTCCTTATTAATAGGTATAAATGCCTGGCTCTCTGATTTGCTGTCATATTAATTCTACTTTTTTAATTAATTCTGGCCACATATCTGCTTTCTTTACTGCATCCTCTGGACTATTAGCCTGGATAGTTCTATATCCTATTCTCCACTTATGGCCATCATGGAGCTTAAATGTGATTTTATAGTACTTCATACCTGTTGAAATTTAGCTTCACAATATTGGAGATAGAGCTGAACATCAAAGCTGCCACCTTTGTCCTCTTGCATTGATTGCTTTCTCCACCAGTGAATCCTTCTCACTAGAGGATAGTTTAAGGGAATGAATTCATTCTCCTTCTTCGTATTCTTCTTCGTATTCTTCATATCCTGTTCCGTTACAAGTTTCACATTTATATAGTTTAACACATCCACCGCAGCACATTGAAGCTGGCATAGAGCAGTCTCCTATTAATTCTATACAGCCTTCTCCATAGCACTCTGTACATTCTCTCTCCTGCATAGATTTGCGATTTTATACATTATTACTGAATAGCTATTCATTAGCATATCCTGAGACTTCTGAACTCCTTTAATCTCATCCTCTAGATCATGTAGAGCTATGACAGCCTCTGTTAAAGTAGATTTTCTGTAGAGATCTTTTATCTTCTCTATGGTTTCCTTTTGATCTTCCATGTCCATGATCTGTCCCCAGAGATCATCTGCTGCTGCCTGTAGTTTTATTACTGTATCCTTCATATTGATTCTATTATTCCAATGATTAAACCTAATAAATAAACTGCTAGTGCGAATTTTAGAAATTCTCTCATGGCTCACTATTTAAAGATTAATAAATGAGCTACTGACTTCAAAGCCTTTCTACCTCCTAGAGGCATATAAGGAGTATTTTCATTAGGCAAAAATCCTAACTTATCTCCCTGTACAGCTACCCATACAGATGCAGATCCTGTAAATCCGTATCCGATTCTAGCTGATCCTAATTTAATGTAGTTAATTGATTCCATTTTTCTCTTTTTTTTATAGTTCTGTGCCTTATTGACCTTGCTAAATTACTATTTATTTCAATACTGCAAAACTTTTTAAACAAAATTTTAATTTTTTTTAGTTTTATGCACAAAAAAAGAGGAGCACTGCTCCCCTTCCTAACCTTAAACCATTAAATATGAACTGCTAGAATAGCCTCTTTATGAATGATACTACCTTACCCAGGATACCTGACTGATCACTGACTTCTATTGTAGTATTATCTTTGTCTTTTTTGATAGTTACATCTGCTTTCTCAGTATCTACAGTGAAGATAGCTTCATCATTATGCTTCTCATAATTGATATCTACTTTCTCTGAGTCTACCTGCAGCTTAGTTTTGCCATCCTTTCTGGTGACTTTAACATCTACTTTCTTTGTATCAATGTTTATATTGAGATCTTTTTTCTTTTTTGCCATTACTTACTATATGGAATGTATACTGTTTTACCTGCTCTCTTCACAGCTCTGAGCACTTGCTTTCTATTTTTGCCTTTTGAATAGCTTATATGAAACCAATTAGCTTCTGTATCTGTACCAAATTCATAGATAAGCTGATCAAATTCCACATTATCTATTATCCAGTTAAATAGTTTTCTATCATGCAGGTTCAGATCTAGTGCTTCACCTTTGCAGTGTTGGCTAGTTTTACTGCCTCCTATCTTCTTATTCAATAGAAGAGATCTAAATCCACTATTAACCTTAATAGGTTTCTTTAAGTAGGCTCTAATAGGCTCAAAACAATTAACACAAACTAGCTTCGCTCTCTCTATTTGCTCTAAACTCATCTCATTTGAGATGCCGTGCTTTAATGCTGTGGGAGAGTGCTCAAATTCTGCCCTTGTGACGTGAGGAGATAACTTCATTTTTTCTTACTAATATATGATTTTTTCTTAAATGAGTCTACATCATGCTTCATCTTCTCTAGAGCGACCTCATTTTCATGCTTTAGATCTTCCAGATACTGCTCTGCTTTGATGTGTACTGCATCCATTTTAGGTTTCTCATACTTGATCTCCTTTCTAGGAGTTAATAAAATAGCACAGGCTGCTATTACGCTAGTGATTATGTAGAATTTATTTTCCATCTATCTTATCATGTATCTCCTTCTGGAATACTATATCCTGCAGAAGCTTTTTATCTGCCTTTCTTTCCTCATCACAATCCTCTATTCTCTGCTGCTGTACCTCTATCTCATCTTCCTTACTGGAGATAATTACTCTACCCAAATATACTAGAGCTGTGATAGCTAAAAATAGTATATAGGAGAAAGGAGATCTCCAGAAAGTCTTAAAGTTTAGTTTAAATATAGGCTCTTGCATTCCTAATATTATGCTACTTTGTTCTAGTATGTTTTGTTAAGAATAAAGATATCTGAATAGATGCTGTTGCCTGCATTATTAGATCCCCACTGTACTGTTATATTCAAAGTATTGGATATAGTAGTATCAAATGTAGTATTATTCACTACATTAAAAGCAAATCCTTGTGTAGCTGCATTAGAAGTCTTAACATAGTGAAAAGTACCTAATGAAACTATAGAAGCTACTCCAGCAGCTCCTAGAGCTCTGATAGTAAAGTCTACATTTAGAGAAAATACATCATTTGTGATATTTGTGATAGGCTGTGCTCCACTATCTAATAGAATCACTGATCCAGATTTTACTTTAATTCTTATAGTCTGATTATTTGCAGCACTTAATACTCCAGCTATGATAGCTCTAAATGAATCTCCTGCAGCGAATCCATTAGCTGGCACTGAAAGAGTACCTACTCCTCCATTTATTAGCGTAGTTTCTACAGCTGTAGCAGTGATAGCTGTACTATTAGCAGTCTGAGCAAAGAGTCCTACATTTGTAGTAGCTGCTGCTCCTGGAATAGTTACTACAGTTTCCCCTCCACTATCGGCAGCAGTCACTCCAGATCCTGTGAACTTAAGTACATTCCTTTGAGTTAAAGCTGTGCTCTCTTCCTTTACAGTTGTATAGGATTGATTCGTGACGTTAATTGTAGTTGTTGCCATTATAGATTAATATTTATAGTGTTATTTGTTTCTGTAGATTGCGTGAATGTATCCTCTAGCACTCCATTGACATAGAGCTCATATACTGTGAATAGATCTCCACATCCAGTAGATGAAGGAATGCCATTCTCAAAATCATAATTATCATATGGAATGTCACACCAGTCTGATTCATTAAAGATGTCGCACTGGATAGCCATGGTCCAGCCTGCCACTACATCATGTCCCTGTTCTATAAATGGATCAGTAGCTAGATTAGTAGCCAGATCCATGAATTCAGTGAATCTATACTGCCTCATGGTGACATTTATATCATTCAATATAGATAAGCAGTCCGAATGTACCTCATTAATCTGCCTGTATTCCTGCTTATTATATTTGTCACAGATAGTGATCACTGCATTAATAGTGACAGAAGTATCATTTATGCTTCCAGGCTGAAGAGTAACTACCATAAGAGGATACTGCACAGCATCTCTGGAGATCGCATCATAGAAATCTCCCTGAAAAAAACTACCGTTTATTTGCCTGTGCTGAGTTGCTATCTCTTGCAGCTCTCTCATGAGCTGGTTTAGAGTCCTTTCCATTCGCTAAATATTTTTTAAGTTTCTCCAGTTGTTTCTGGCTCACTTTGAATTTTACACTATCCATCCGTTGGGAGTATATCCTGTTCTATCTCTTTGTACATTCTCATTGCAGCTAGTGCTGTTGGTATCAATATACTCTGGAAAGTCCTTCCCATTATCATCCTTAAGGAATCCTATTAGCCTCTGCTTATAGAATTGAGCATCCTTTCTGAGATGATCTCTGAGCACATTAGTCTCAGCATCAGTATTGGCTGTTAGATACTCATCCTGCCCTCTTCCTACTGCTTTATTAGTTAGCTTCTCATTGAGTAGCACAGCACATCTGTAGTCTACATAAGCTACTAAACAAGGCACTACATAATCATTCATTAAAGTAACATAGTTAGGATCTGTCCAGTTATTATTCTGCACTTTTAATAGCAGAGCTTTGTATAAAGGAGTGCCTAGTGCAGGCTGAATGCTCATGTCCTGAGTCCTTTTGATAGCTACTGCTAACAGTTTAGTATCTGTATTAGAATGTATTAATCCTAATTTTTTTAAGTTTTCTACTGATATTAGATAGTTCATAGTACATATGTGAATGGGAATCTATATTCATGATTATGACCATGAACATAAATCAGTTTATATCCTCTATTAATAAATGTATTGTGAAATGATCCTGATAGATACTGTTTTCTGCGATCACCTATACAGGTATAGTCCCAGCCATCAATAGTCTCACCTTTTTGAAATGTGGGAGTTATAATTATATTTTCTGAGAATGATTCTATCCATTCAAGAAATTTATTTATGTCTATTTTATTATTGATCCACTCATCAGAGTTAATTGATCCTTTTGCTACTAAGTAATCTACTTTTTTTATTTCTGGTTTCTCGATTCTATAGTCATTATAGTAACCTTCAAACCCTAATAACTCACAAAATCTAAATATTACTGGATCATTGTCTACAAAATAGCATTTGTTAGCTCCCATATCCTGAGCTACTATTAAACTCTCAGCACTTCCTGGACCAAAATCAATGACTGTTTTATCTTTAAAATCAATGTTTAGATAATTATAAACACTAGACCAGATATCTCTATGATGTTCAGCTCCTTTGTAATCTTTTATGCTATCTGTCTGATCATGAATATATGACCATAAAGAAGTTAAATTTTGATAGTGACCTGGGGTATCTTTAATCCATTGAACTAATTCATCCATAGTCATATCTTTACAATGACTTCTTAATTCTTTATAGTTATTCATCATCTCTTAATTACTAGTTGCTGATTCCATTGATGCCTGCACCATGGAGTAGATCTTCCTGTATCTGGATTCGTATACCAACCTCCACGATATCTCCATACATCTCTATCCACTCTCTGAGATATTCTCTCTATCTCTTCCCTGGTATATAGTCTATTCAAGTTAATTAACCTTGTACAGAATTCTCTGCTCTCAGTTTTTACTGGAGGAACATCTATTCTTACCTGATATGAATATCTTACCTCATATTGTGAGATAGGAGCTTCTATATTTTCTAGCACATTCTCTCCTAGAGAAGTGACTTCACCAGTCTTATATATTTCTAAATTGACAAGCTTATCTATCACTTGTGCTACCTCTCCTATAGTTTTACCTGTAGCCTGTGATATAGATGGCCCATCGTGCCCATCCTTAAGCAAAGTGAGGATATTTTTATCCAGATCTGCCAGCTGCACTACTAGCTCTCCTACAGTTGCAAATAACATAGGCTCATTTGAGAATATTTGCTCTGATGGAGTATCCCATTCTATAGAAGTAGACTTAATTACTCTATACTCCGAAGCATCAGCTCCATACTCAGAGAATACCTGCAGCTCATCTATGCTGAAGGCGTGATCATGAGAGCAAGCTGATAGCATCTGAGAAGGAAGTCCTACTATTTTTCTAGCTTGTGCTTCATCTATTGTAGGGAATGAGGCCATAATGATCTGAAGAGCTGCATCTGGAAGAATAACTCCTTCTTTTATTTTACTTGCAATATTAATAAGTGAGGCTGTATCTATTTTAAATTCATCTTTACTAGCAGCCACTGGAGCTGTAACCTCAGCTGCTGGAGCATCTGCACTACTCAAAGGAGATACATCCACCAGCTTTCTTT